TATCAATTAGGAACGCATCGAACAGCGTGAAGTCTCAGGTTTATATAGGTCTTATGAATACAGGTAGGGTTGACCTTGTTAAACAACAAGATCCAGAGTTTTTTAGAGAACTCAAGGCCGCATACGACCGCAGCGTACAGTAGTCAATACTCAATAACATCTAAGATCCCTACTTCCCCGTCCATGCGTAGCTGTTGTAGCCGCGCATGTTCTTCTCTGTAGTGTTTAGCGACATCCTTCAGGTTCTTGTTTATAGACTTAGCCAGACCGATGTCGTTACGCTTCTCTCTTAAAATATCCATCACGCCTTCTCCTACTTTGTCTAACATCCATCTTTGGAAGTCATCAGGGTTAGATCCTAGCTTCTGGTGGCATCCAAAGCAGTGGGCAAAAGCATTATCAGGGCAGAACCTCAGGGCCTTGTTACGCCTGCCAAAGTAGTGCGAGCAGTGCAGCCCCATGCTTCTCTCTTCATACTTCTTCCCGCAGCACTCGCAAGTCCAATCAGCAGCCTCTCGGATGCACATAGAGAACCAACGGTCTGCGGGTGTTATTTTGATAGGCATAGGTTATCCGTATGGTGAGTTGCCGTTGCGTTGTGGTTGTTCAGCAGGCTCTTCGAGATAGTGGGTCAGGACCATAGCTAGTGTCTGCGCGTTAGTCAGGCGTAGCCCTGTAGCCTTTGACGCCTTCTTCATTGCCTTCTCAAAGTCCGTTTTGATCTCTGGGGTCGATGTTAGGTTAAAACTAAGTGTTGCCTTTGCCATTCAATAGTCTCCTGTTCTCCAAGTGGGCTTGCTTGATGTCTGCTTTACTCTGTCCGTGGTACTCCACCGCATGGTGGGCTTTAACCAGTTCTCGACAGATCCATTTGCGTCCTGATTTGATGTCACCCAAGTACCTTCCGTACTTTCCTTTTTTGGTGGTCCTGAGGGTGACCTCTGATCCAACTGGAGCGAAAGATTGGACAAATTCTTTGGCCTGTAGTCCGTATTTCTTCTCTTCCAGATCTCTAGTGCGAGACTCTGGGGTATCCACACCGTTAAGGCGTATGCGCTGACTGTGCAGCCAACAATCAAAACCGAGATCAATATCAACATCGACTGTATCTCCATCAATCCATTTTAGAATTACGCTTTTGTATTCGTGCATGTCTTATCCTCTTAGCAGTGATCTGCGCCAGGCGGTATGCCCACATAGTCATGGCCCGTTGATTCCCACGCCATGCGTTGCTTACAGACATCGCTGTAATACGGGTCCGTAGAAAATATGCCGTTGAGTAGCATCATCAGCATGAATAGAAATAAAACGGTGGTTCCCGCTGCGTATAAGGTTTCTTTTACTATTTTCATCATTCCTCCTGCGCGTGTTCCAGTTTGCATCGAATGTCCTCAAGTTGATCCCTGAGTTCTTCTAGGATGGCCTCTAAGGCTGTCAAACGCCTAGCAAGGTCCATAATCTCTTCTGTCTCTTCTTCGTTCATATCTAGTGTAATTCTCATCGATTGTAGTCCTCCCACTTGACGGTCTTAAATATTGCTTTGTGATTTACCCATCGGGTGAACTTAGCTTGATATGGGTCTTCTTTGTTGTATGGCATCACAAACGGATCGCAGCCATAACTTCGTAGCACCTCGACACGGTGCATATCCTCTTCTGGGGTAGAGTGGTATCCGATCAGAACGTAAAAAGCCATTTGATAAGGTTTCAAGCCAGCCTCAATACAGGTTTTTATGCCCTTATGAATAAGTTTTTCATGTCGCGGGTCATCCCAAGCGAAATGGACTTGTTTCTTTTTGCCAGACATATTCGAGAATTTAACACTCGCTACAGCAGCAGCTTGCTCTGCCTTTATGTTTCGGATGTTAAGACCTTGGCTGAAGTTAACTTGAAGACCTAGCTCACGAATCTCTTCAATGCGGTCATTCCAAGCAGGGTTCCCAAAGAAGTCGTTATCAAGTAAGACGATGTGTTTAGATTCACGTTGCGTCCAAATCTCTTCTATCGTGCTGACACCATAGGGCTTTCCCTCCTTTTCTGGCACAACGCAAAAGCTACACTTCAACCGGCAGCCTCGCATGGTGAACCCGATGTTGTGAGGGTAGTTATAAATGCTGTAATCAGGAACCATGTTCTCGATCTCATCTGGTAGGGTCTTTTTCATATCCCAACCAGTTCCACCGATAATCATGCGCTCATCGCTTAGCATGGAGTCATCACTGAAATTAAATATTTTTGACGCATAGATCCTGTCATATTCATCCCGCAGCAGAGGCATGTAATGCTCAACTTCATCACCCTGCTGTTTGTGCCACGCAGATATCTTCATCAAAGCGAGGTTAGGGATTTTGCTGTCTACATCGTATATCGCAACCTTCACTCGTTTTGGCTCCCGCTGTATTCCAAGTAATCTCCCTGAGCCTCTAATAAAAGGCCCTCTTCAGCAAAGAATGACTGCATCCAATCTAGGAAGAAAGTCATCTCGCCCTTGGTCCACCCGCTACTGGAGGTCAGATCTGTCTTGCGCTCCTTGGTCTGTGGGTTGATTAGTGTCTGGACCAAAAAATTCTGTTTGGTGTCGCTGTAGCACCGCATCTTGCAGTACCGTTTCATGCTCTCTAGCTCGATCTCGGACACCTTAGTCTTAAATGTAAACTTAGCCGCCTCGCGCAGCCAAATATGAAACAGAGCGTTCTGGGATAGACCACGCAGTGAGAACACCTTGCAGTCCATCCCTTCGCTCGAAAACGCCACAGATAGCTGACCCTCCTTACGGAGAACCTCTAAAGCCGACCGGAATACATCCCGTAGATCGTCTTCGCTATATATGGAGTGTACGTCCATAGATCACCCCCACTGTTCAGCCATTGCATTGGCTATTCCAGGGTATGTCTTGCTTCTGAGTTTCCATCGGTCTTCACTTGGTGACATATGGTGGACCTCAGGCTGTATGTCCTCTTTCTCGATCACCTCGGTCGGATCCAGAAAAAAGTCCTGCTGATGGCTGCTAGTTGGCTTGAGTGGAGATAAACCCCGCGTCCAGAAGCACGTTCTCTTAGTTGCCGCGTCACCAAACTCCCAAGGTTGGCAGGTAAAGTCTGGACCCCTGCCAACAATGTCGAGAGCGTATTTGTGCATGATAGGGTTCTCCACAGCTACCCTCGGTGAGTTGGCGTTAAGGCAGTCCAAGAAAAATTGGGCCGCTACTCTCATTTCATCCCAGAGATTGCGCTCATGCAGCCACCTGACACCTGAATTGCAAAGTCTGGTACATGGCGGGTGAGCGATCACCAGATCCCACTCGTAACCAAGGACCATGTTTACATCACCCTGTATGTGAGGACCTTCTGCCTCAGTTGGCAAAAGGTCACAACTAAAAGCGTCATGACCCTTTGCAATGAAGGCATCCCTCACCGTCCCAGAATATTCACAAGCCACCAAGACTCTCACGGCTAGACATCGAGCCTAAACTTCTTGGCGTCAGTCATGTGATGAAAGTAGACCTCTTCAAGCATGCGGATGTAATCCTGTAGAGATGCTTGAGGCGTCAAAGGATTACGCCGTGCATGGATCTTCTTCATCATGTGCTTATGATCGTACCGCTTGACGTTAAAGGCCGCGCAGCAAGCCGCCACAAAGTATCTGCGACCAGTGCAATCACGCTCTTTCTCAAACTTAGAGCCGATCTCAATAATCCTTTGAGCAGCCATCCTCCCCCACTCAAGCTGCTCTGGAGTGATACGCAACTTACCCCTCTGGAAATCCGATCGCCTTTTGGTGTTGGACAAGCTACCCTCGCTCAACAAGATAAAGTTCTGTTCATGCTTAAACCCAAACTCCTCCATGAACTCCGCATAAACAAAGTAATTCTTTTTGCCTAGATCCAAGTAGCTTTGGAGGTAGTCATTTAGCGACCAGTTTTTGCTGTTACTGTTGAGCCGCTGTACATCCGGCAGGCCGAGGCCAGGTATCTTGACAAAGTGAACGGGCTGCTTGAGTTCTGAGGCAGCGGTGAATCTATGCTGCCCGTCTATGATCTCAAACTTCTCATTCACTATAATCGGGACCGGAATGACCTTTTCGGCCATTGATTCCTTGATGTGCCTAACGTGGGCCTTGGATACGCCCCTGTTGCCGCCAATCAGCTTAAATCGTTTGTAATTGCTAGTTTTTTCAATACGCATACTCACTCCCCTTAAAACGGTATGTCATCATCAAAATTGCCAAAATCAGTCATTGGCGCGCTAGTAGCCAGTTCCTGAGTTGTTGCCTCGACCGTCTCTGGCGTGTACACCAATTCAATGGTTACAGCCACGACCTGAGTTTTGTAGACCTTATGCTTCTGGCCGCAGTCATGCTCCCGATCGTAACTGGAAGTCTGTAGCCTGCCTTCAACGTACAGCCTAGAACCCTTGTGGACGTACTTTGATAGAAAGTTATCCACAACCGGCCCGAATGCTACGCAGTCGTGATATGTCGCCGTGTCTTTGAAATTGGTAGCCAATGTGAAATTAGCTACCGATACGTCACCTGAGTTGCGGATACTAGGGTCTTTAACCACTGTACCGACTATGATTGCTTTGTTTACGCCTTTCATGAGAATAATCCATTCCAGTTAAATTTATCGACGCCATCCTCAATGAGCAGGACGGCTTCCTGTAGGTTAGTGGCTAACTCGTTGATGAGGTCATCATCCCTGTAAGTGCGGACGATCAGCGGCTTCATCTTGGGGTGATAGGACATAAAGTCCCAGTAGCCTCTACCCGTAACAAACATGCACCCTTGTACTTGGAGCATGTACTTTGAAGGCACTTTACCCGCCCTCAAATACTCAACGTGCGTCCCCTGTAGTGGGCATTTGATCTCTAAACCCCCTATCAGCCCACGGTCGCACTTCACATCTATCAACCCGTCAGGGCTGCACCCCACCTCCATATTGGGGTGTTTGATGAAATCCACCTGCCTGACCTCAGTATCATTGATAAGCTGATACATGGCTCTGGCTTCATCTTCCAAGCTAGTGCCGCGCTCCATTGGCTCGGTGATCTTGACGTAGGTTGGATCACCGGTCAGCTTCTCGGCTATCAGGGCGTTCACATAGCCCATGAAGGACGTACTGCGCTGACCCTTGGTGGTGACTACCTTGCTGAAGTTTGACGCGCTAGGGACGCCCAGACGGGCTTTAAGCCACTCTTCAGTGCCTTGCCCGCCACAATTTATTTCTCTGCTCATGGGGCATCCTCTTTAAAAATACGTTTCATTCTGTCGAATATGTCTAACTCCCTGCTCACTGCGGAAATCGAGACGTCTGACAATTTAGGATCGTGCAAATCCTCTTGTAGGTTTTGACAAGCTGCTAGAATCAACGTGTGCAGGGCTTCATAATCAGCCCCGTCAATCACAAAATTTTTATTTTGACCATTCAGGATCGTCAATCGTTTCATCGGTAATTATCCTCATAATATGCTGGTGTTAACTCAGGGAGGTTGGTTGCCCTGCTATCCTCTGACGTTTGCTTGCGGGTCCGAAAAAACCCGTCATGGTGAGGATAAGCAGCCATAAACCGCCGCGCGTAAAAGGCTCGGTAGTTATTGTTCAGCTTGAACCTAGCGTCCTTGAGGTGCTCGCTAGTGCCCAGAATTACGTCCTGCTCCCACCTGATTCGCTCGAATATGGCGTTGACGGAGTAATTCTTGAACCCCTTACGAATCACCTCAAACGTGAACCGCTTGAACAGATCCCAGACTATTGGGTGTTGTCTATGGAAATCCTCCACCTGTTCCCGCATTTCCTCTTTGCGTGTCTTAGGCATCCGCAGCCCCCTGCTTCTCCAGCTTCTTGTTCAGCATGGCTTTAGCTGTCTCGAACTGATCAACCTGTAGCTGGTCTAGCTTGGTGACCTTGAACGCCTGACAGAACTTAGACTCTAGGGTCTGTGTCTCAACCATCAGGTCCACGATCTCTCTGGCCTGCTCAGGGCTAATCAACTGGACCTTCTGTCTTGGAACGCCTTCACCCTGATAGATGTAGAACCCTAGCCCAAACATCGCCATATTCTTGGTGAAACAACGCATGCGGGCGTCTGATATGTCATCGCAGCTTGGATTCTGGATAGCCTGGTTCTTGTGGTCAGTGACAGCGAGCCACATTGGTCGGGTAATGCTGTTGATCTCCATTTCAGTATGCACAGTGACAGAGCCGTCACCATGCACTTGATCCGGTAGTTCGCGGAATATCGCGCTCGGGTAGTGCTCCATCAGAGTTGCCCAAGCGAAATTCCAAGGCAGGTAGTCAAACTTCCCCTTCTGCTTCTTGTGTTGGTTAACATCGATAGCAGAGAGGGTTTCCCAGATATGTTTGGCTTCACTCATCGTCAGCCTCCCTCAGTTCCTGTGTATGGACGCTAATCTCACGGGCAGTGCTAGTGCCTATGTCATCCAGAAACTGCTCCACAACGGCTCGTATGGCATCGTCATGGCTTGCTGCATGAGGGTTACGAATATATTCGATCAGGGCTTGTGCTTCCCGATCATCAATTACTATCAGGCTTGATTTACGCATCTGTAGATTCTCCCTTTGTCATTTCATAATCTCTGTAAAAATCACTGCGCTTGAAGCCCATCATCAGACAAGTCATCTCTATCAGTGACTCTAAATCGGCAAGTTGATCGACTCTGAGGCCTCGGAAGATACCTTCTTGAACATCTCGCAGATAATCGCTAAGGCTGTTTACGTGGCGTAGAGCGTCCTGTGGGGACGTTCGGGTGTGTTTTTCAGCGTATTTTCGTATTTTCTTGACGTTCATAATTACTCCCCCTTTTTGTCTCGATAGTCTTTCAGATGACTTATCGGTCGTGCGTTGAAAGTGACCGACATCTCTGCTTGTTTGTGCTCTTCTGCCAAAAAATCCTCTGCGAACTCTAGAAAGTCCTGCGCTCTGTCAATAGCGAGTTCGTTTAGCAATTTGCTAAATGGCTCATCAGGGTACTTTTTGACCATCGCGAGCAGTAAGTCCATACACTCTAGGCAATCACCATTGATCTCCATTGCCCGTGTATAGAACTCATATCGCTCCCCATCATGGTTGAATGCCTCTACAAGTTCATTCAGGACATGTCGCGGGGCTTTTTTGACACCGATGTCGCGATCATAGATGTCCGGCAGATTGTCCTGCATGACCTCTATGACGGTTTTAGGCGGTAGTGGTGGGAAAGTGAAAGGATCGTCTGACATAAATTTTCTCCGGTTTCATAAATTAAGTGTAGCAAG